GTTAGCCGCTGCTTCGTTGGCTATGCCCGCCAGGGTGTTCCCGGTGGCCGCGGTGGTGAACTGGCTGTTGCCGTTGTCCCAGTAGATCTTCTGGCCCGCTGTCCAGGCTTGGGCGCTCACCTTTGCCCCTTCCACCAGCCCTGACACGAGGAAGATGTTCGCCACGTTGGCGTCTGAGCTGTTGATCGCCAGCATGGGGATGCCATTGAACAGGTAGATGGTGTCCTTCACCGTGGCTGAGCTGTGGGTGTATTTGACCGTCCTGACCTGATCCAGGCCGTCTCTGACTTTTACCGCCATTGTTCGTTACCTCCTTATTTGCCCACCAGCCCCAGGAGCTCGTTCTGCTTCGGGTCGGTGTAGTCTTTTCTGCCTGTGGTTGTCGCGGCCTTTTCCTCGGCCTCCTTGTTCTTACCGTCCCTGGCTGCCTGGTCCTTGCCCTGGAAGGTGAACTTGTCCGGGAACTTGGTGCGGGCCTTGGCCTCGTGTCTGTCCCTGAGGTCCTTGACCCTCTCTATGGGCCATGTGGCGATGAAATCGGCCTCGACCTTCTGTGTTGCCTCTTCCGTGGGGATCTCCCCAATAAGGGCTCCGAACCTGACCACGTCTTCCACCAGGTTCTTCCGGTACGTCTCCCCGTCCGCTGCCTTAGGCGTGAGGTCCGCGATCCTCGCGTCCTTCTCAGCGATGACGCCCAGGATCTCCTCAACTGCGTTGTCCTCGGTAAAGGTTTTTTTCAACCTTGTCCCAAGGGTTTTCAGAAATTCTTTCATTTTCTGTATCCCTCCTTCGTCTGGGTTCTGTGTTCTGACTTCTGTCTTCTTGCTTTTTGTAGCCCCCGCTCCGGGCTGCGCGCCGAGCCACACCAGGGATCCCTCAAGGGCCTCGCCCCGTGATTTGTATTCTCCGTAAAGCTCATTCCCCCTCTCGTCGGTGACATAGGAGAATGGAGCGCTGAAGCCGATGCTGGTGAATGAGTAGATGCCGCCGTCTATCTTGGCGAGGGTGTCTGTATTGCTATCGAGCTTGAGGAGATAGGCATCTCCCCAGAGGACCTTGGCGGAGGTGACGCCCTCGGGGAGGGCGATAGTCTCGCGGGTGAGGGCTGTGAACTCCTCAGGGGTCATGTCTGCTGTGGATGCCGAAAAATACCGGCCCTCTCCGGGGCCACCCTTGCCGCCCCAGGAAGAGGGGTGGCCTTCTACGAAAAAGCCTTTGCCGGGGAGGGTGCGGGCGAAGTCGTCAAGGAGGGGCTCGGAAAACCGTTCCCGGTCACGATCTATGCCGTTGTGTGCCATGAGGTACCGGCGGACGTGGACCTGTTCAGCTGTCAGAGGGACGAGGGCAAGCTGGTTGATCTGGCCGAGCTGCTCATCCGTGACCGCCTTCCCTGCCCCCAGGGCCTTTATCTGGGTTGTCTTGGCGAGCTTCATCTCTTTGGCTTCCTCGGTTTGCATTTCTTCATGCGTCTTTCGATCCCACTTCTTTGCCGTCTTCGAAGAAGACCCGCGTGGGCTTGCCGTTGCGCATGGTGATAACGCCCTTGCGGATCACCGGGGCGGCCTTGAATTCAGCCTTATCGGTCTCCGTGATTTTGTCTTTCTTTCCCTGTTTCTCTGCCATGGCTTTTCTCCTTTGCATCATGTTTTACCAGAATTCACGCTCATCTTCTGGCAGATGATGAGCATTTTTTCAGACCTCGCTCTTCGCGGGCCGGGTACTGCAGCGGCAACGGGGATGCGTGTTCTTTACGGGGATTGGGGCCTCGCTGATCTTGTAATCTCCCTTGAGGGCCATGCAGATGGCGCAGGCGTCAGGAGCAGGAGTAAACTCCACCATCTTTACCTTCCACTCCTGCCATTCGTCGAGCTTCGCCCTTTCAGCCGCCATGGACATCTCTGACCGGGCCAGCCGCTCCCAGTCTGAGTTCTTATCGCCGAAAAGCTTGTTGAGCCGTGAGGCCACGGTCCGGGGATTGGCTCCGGCGATGACCTGCTCTTCTATGGCCGGGATGATCTGTTTCACGATGGCCTTTGTAGCATTGTCCTTCAGCAGGTCAAAGCCTGTGCGGCGAAGCTCGTCGTAGATCTCGCTGTTCTTGATGATGTCTAGGATAGGGCGCTCCTTGCCGAGCATGTTCCCCGCCTGGATGAGGCCGAGGCTGTAGGACTGACCGTAGTACCAGTTGATGGGGGAGTCAGCAGCCGTGGTGTCATAGGCAGAGATGTTGTTCTCCATGGCCCTCATGATGGCGTCACGCTGTTTCTGAGAAAAAGTGAAGGTCTCCTGGGTGATCTGCTCCTCTTTGGTTCGGACCTCTCCGGGAAGGTTCGGAGCTTTCTGGTCTTCAAGCTTCAGGATGGTTCGGACCTGGTCAGTCAGGTCAGTCCATGAATCCTTGAGGGTGGCCTCATATTCGGCCTCTACCTTGTCCAGCTCGGGCCAGGGGGTGGGGCGCTGCAATTCTTTAATTGTCCCTGTAGGGGCGTAAGGCCTTACGCCCTTCCCATGCGTTTCACAACCACAGCCACAACCCCCTTTGTCCCCCTTTTCTATGGGGGAATCTGCTGTTTTCGTGATCTGGGTGGTTACTGTAGCTCCGCCCACGCTGACGGTGGTCTGTGTGGAGTTTGCGGCAGAGCCCATCATATCCGCCTGGGCGTTGAGGAATCTTGCCTGTGCCTGGGCCACGAGGTCACGGAGGTTCGGTGTCTCGAAGATGATGCCCCAATCTCCGGCCTTGGCAGGGTCTGTGGTGATGGTCTTCCACTTCCTGCCCCGCATGGTGAGGACGGTGGAGAAGAGGCGGATGAATTGGGGGAGCATGGCGAGCTGCCTGATCTTGGCGTCCTGGAGGGCGCTCTCCACCTCCAGGGTTGCCATCCTCTCCGTGGTACTCCAGTAGATCCCCAGCATCCAGGCCGGAAGGTTTGTCTTGCTGACAATCTGTTCCAGAACGTGCCTGAGCGGAACGGTGGAATCGAGCACCTGGTTGTCTGCGCCGATGACCTTGATGACGACGTCTGATTCGAGGCTGCCGGCGGTGACCAGGTCGGAGCTTTTCCCCGCCCTTTTGGCGTTGATGGTGGTGTTCCAGTCGGTCTGAAGGGCCTGTCTCCTGCCCTCAAGGTTCTCTGAGTTGCCTGATTTTGAGGCCTTGTAGTGGACATGGAACATGGGATCTCCGAACCGCTCGAAGACATGCTTAAAGCTGTTCTCGATGGTCACGAGAATCTGGGAGCAGAACTCCATGGAACGCATGATGCTCACGCCATAGGGGTCGGAGTTTTCGTTGTTGATGCTGAAATAGAGTTTGTTGGCGGGGTTGAGCTTGACCTCCTGCCCTCCCGTCACGGAGATGATCTGGCCGTACTGAGCATTGATGATCCGGTCAATGAGGGTCCCTGGAAGGGCATACGGGTTGAGGGGTCTGCTGCCGGGCTGGCGGTACCAGGGCCCGGCCACTCCTTCGGCGTTGCGGCGGTAGACGATATCCTTGCTGTCCGCCACGCGGAGTCCCGCGATGTCCTTCATGTCTGTGGTGGCCACGAACTCAGCGAGGGCGAAACCCTGTTCAAAGGTCTCGTTGGATGCATTTTCAAGGAAAGAATGGATGCCCTGCTGGGTGTCGTTCACCGGGACGTTGAGGCAGAAGTCCTCCAGCTCACGCACCAGGGCGGCATTGTCGCCGATGATCCTGATGGTGCCGTTGAGGCTAATGAGGCGGCGAATGGCGGAGTCTATGAGGGGGATTCCCTCGCGGAGGACCTCGTAAAAATCCCCGGAGACCTTCCTCATGCAGTAGTCCTGGAACCATGGCGTCATCCAGCCCTGGGGCTGGGCGTTGTTGATCTGGGGCCGGGAAGGCTTCTCCGGGGCCTTCTGTGCTCTTCTGATTTCGTAGCCGAATATGTTCATCGCAGATTGCTCCCGCAGGCAAAGTAGTCTTCCTGCCCCTCTCCGGGGAGGATGATCCGCAGGGTCAAGGCCCTGTCGGCATCAATGAGGTGGTCGTCCTCTTTCTTGTAGATCCTGTGCCGCTCCCCTTCGCGGTAGGTATGGTTAGGGTAGTAGAGTATGGTGTCGGGGTCATAGGGGTATTCCAGCTCCTGCCGCTGCATCTTCTTGACGAGGAGATCTGTGGCCAGTTCCTTGGCGGTGAGCTTGACCGGCTTGCCGGTGTGCTTGTCCATGATGACCTCTCCCTCCTCATCCACGGCCTCATAGGTGGCGCCGAAGAGGTAGCCGGTGAGGCGGTCCTCAAACCGCTTGTGGCTGTAGAGCTCCTGATTCTGGAGGATATGACAGACCGCAGAACCGGCGTTGCCGAAGTCCACACCCCAGCCCATGCGGCCCTGGCCGTAATCGAAGATATCGTCCAGGGCGTCTATGGCGTCCGCCTGCTGGTCGTAACTCACGCCCTTGAGCTGGATCCTGGCAACGGTACGGTGGACGCGGCCCAGAATGAGCTTGATCTTGATCTCCGTGGGGTCCTGGGAAAAGCCCAGATCAGCTCCGCCGAAAAGAAGGCCGGGGATGGAGGAGAAAAAGGCCTTGAGCTCTGCCCGAATATCGAAGGCGCCCTTGAGGATGCGGAGGTCCATGAGGATGACAGGCTCAGGCTTGCCCGCGGACCCGTCGGGCTGCAGCCCTGTGCTGCGCAGCTCGTACCCGTAGAGCGAGACCTGCCCCTGGGAATCATCCACCAGGATCTTGAGACACCGGTAATCAGGGATGTCTTTGAGAAGCCGCTGAAACTGGTACCAGGGGAAAACGCTGTTCTCCGGGTCGCCCCAGTTGCCGAGGACGTTCTGCTGGTAGCCGGGGGAGTCCTCACCGCCGTACTGCTCGATGTAGAACCGGCGGCGCTCGGGGGTCCAGAAGGGGACAGGCATCAGCTCCTTGCTCCAGTGGAATTTCCGGAAGCTGAGGTTTGCCTCTCCTGTCTGAGGGTCTTCATCAAGGGCCTTACCTTCGGCCTTCTGGCAGAGACGGAAAAATACCGTAGACCGGTCTCCGTCGGGCGTGGAGTAGAGCTTATGGTCACAGCCGGGCTTTGAGGCCCGCCAGAATTCCTTGAAAATGTCGGGGTTCTTGATCTTAGCGGCCTCGTCCATGAGGGAGAAGGTCCTCACGTGGACGCCTCTGAGGGCCTCTCCGTCGAAGCCTGTGGGCCTGAAGTCTATCTTAAAGCCGCTGCCCCAGCGCATATGGTGGTGCGGGTGTTTGCGGTGGAGGACAAGAGAGGTTGAAAGGTCAGGGTTGCAGGAGAGCTGTTCAAGTATCCCGTCAACGATCTCCAGCACATGGGCGTACATGGGGCCGGTGACAAGGCCGCTGCCACGGTAGACGGTGAACGCCTTGAAAAGGGTATAGGCGATGATCTCCCGCGTCTTGCCTACCTCGGCTCCGCACTCGTGGAGGGTGTTGCCCTGATATCTGACACTCTCCTTCTGGTAGTCCCAGAACCTATAGGGCTCATCGGGGTTGTCGGGCTCGCGCAGGAAGAAGCCTGCCCAGAGGACAGGGTCATCACAGATGCAGGCAAGCTGGAATTCAGGGAGGCTGGCGTATCCTTCAGGGACCTCCCCGCGGGCAAGCTGGTGGTTTGTCCAGTCGAAACCCTGAAGCCAGGCGTCCCACTCCTCGGCAGGGACAACGATGCGCCGCCTCAGGTCGCTGAGCTGGCCCGGCTCTATGGCCTCAATGACCGGCATGGGCCTTATTCCTCACGCTTTTTCACCCCGGCCAGGCGGCTCAGGATGTCTGCGGCGTTCTTCACTCCCTCGTCGTCAGTCTCTTTCTTGGCAATCTCCCTGGGCGTAATCATAAAATCAGCCGGTGAGAGGTTCAGGGTCTCCATGAGTCTGCCGAGATGGAAGAGGGATGGGTGGCTCTTGAGATCGTAACCGAGGAGACCGCCTTCCTTATCGAATTTTTCTGACTTAATCAGAGTTCCGTCCTGGAGGATATCCTGGAGGAGTTGCCCCACAACCTCAAACCCACCAGCCAGGCGCACGGCGGCGAGGTCTTTGAGGTCTGTGATGTCGCCCTCGGAGAGGGCCTTGTTGAAAGCGTGGAGACTCTGGGCGAGCTGGACCTTATCAATACACTGTTCACCGGGCTCGGTCTCACCCTCTTTCACCAGGGAACAGGGATATTGCGTACAGGTGGATTTGCAGGGCCTGAATATCTGGCGTAGAAAGCCCTTCGCATTCTCACCGTGCTTCCAGGCGTTGCGGTTGCCCTTCATGGCATCGGCCTTGGCCGGGCTGTTGGCGGCGTCTTTGCGCTGTTTTAGGGCTTCCGGTGAAAGGGTATAGGGGCGGCGCTTGACGCGGAGACGCTCGGGGATGCCGTACTCGTCGCCTTCGGGCTCAGGAGAAGGGTGAGAGGTAAGGGGTGAGGGGTGAGGAGCTTCAAGATCCTCACCATTTTCAAGGCGCTCGATATCGGCCTTGAGCTGGGCCTGCCGGGAAGTAAGCTCCTCAATAATGGAGGGCGAGATAACATGCCCGTCTTTGAGCTTATTCCCCGCGTTGGTAAGGCTGACGTTGACCAGCGTGAGGCTGGTCTTCAACTGCTTTATTCTATCTGCCCGCGCCTTGTCGTCCAAAAAAAATAACCCTCCGGTTTGCACCTTTGGGCTATTTTTACCAGAAAACCCGCTCATCGTCGGGCAGATGATGAGAATTTTTTAAAGGCTATATATCTTTTGGAAAAGATTTCTCATAGGCAGCAATATCCACCGTTCCGGGGAACCAACAGCCTTGGCACCCTAATTTTGTGTAGACACATGAGTCATTGGACAATGTGGTTTCGCAATGCCTTGCGCCCATTCCAAGGACTTCCTGGAGCCGTCTGTAATGGCTATAAAAAGGTGATTCTCCTTCCAGTTCCAATCTCATAACACCCCCCCGTTCATAGTGATAATATATACAGTATATCGCCTCGCCCCTAAGGGGCCTCCTGTGCTAATTTTGTGCGGACATACTATGCTTTAGCATAGTCAGATCATGGAGGATAGGATATTTGCTGCCTCTCCGGTGATCTCGCGGGCTTCGGCTACGGGCTTGCTCCTGAACGCCCCCTTCACATATTGCCATTCTGTGAATAAAAATGTCTGTTCCGTATTACCCTTCTGACCTGCTGGACAGAGATATTAAAGATAATGGCGATCTCCTTATGGTTCGTTCCCCGGTTCATGGCGAGAATCTTTCTATCTCTTTCCAGCCGGTAGAGGTCATGGAGGCTCGGGATATTTACCCTGAGGCCTCCCAGCTCTTCCACGATAAGCTTGATGACCTTCTCCCCACTCTCTGCCCCCATCTCGTTGCAGAGCCTCCTGAAGAGCCTCCAGACCGCCTCACGGTTCTCCTGCATAGGCCTCCTTCATCACCATCAGTTCGCACAGTATCCCACAGTCATCACAAATGGGGTCTCCGTGACGGCCCCTGGTAGGTTCCAATTCGTCGAGGAACACGCCATTAATACACGACGCTCCGACCTCCCTCTCCAGCTTGGCCCGCGCCTCAAATACGTCTGGGAAGTCTACCCTAACCTTATTCCAGTAGCCCATGCCGCCCTTAACGCATCCCACGCAGTTGTTGTTATGGTAGCCGAGTTCGTACATGGCAGGACGTTTCACTCCAGCACGGCGTAAAATGCCGTGGGCCTCCTCCTTCGTGATGCTGCTCTCCATCAACGGGAATACATGTTCTGCTTCTGGCATAGTCTCTCGTAAACGTCCAGCGCGGGTAGCCTCTTCACAATCCATCCCCCACACATAACGAAATATGTTAAACCATTGATTGTCACACTCCCATTCCTTGCGCACGCGCCTTTTCAGATAGCGCGTGCAGGATGCCCCTCGCGGCCCGTTGATGTATCCCGATCCGTTCAGCCTTTGAGGACAACCTTTGATAGCACCTTCAACGCTCCGGTACGGACTTTGCAAGATAGTAATCGGCCTCCCAAACCACTCCTCGCAGTCCTTCACGAACCGGAGCGTGTCCGGGTGCTGGTCGTTAATATGGATATAAATAACTTCATCAATCTCGGCAATCCCCATTTTGATAGCCACGGCAGACGAAACGCCCGCACTGAACCATGCTATAGTCTTCATCCTTTTTCCCCCCCGCCTTCCTGCCAGAGTTTGTGGTTAAACACCTTCCAGTACGAGGCCAGGGAAGGGAAACGTTTCCGTACAGGGTCCCAGGAGGCCACATAGTTATCAGCAGTGGTCCTTATGTCCCGATGTCCGAGGCGCTTGGAGACGCTGTGGATGTCCCAGCCCTCCACCTTCATGAGGTCCGTGGCGTGGGTGGCCCGGAACATATGCATCTTGACCACGGACTTCCTGATCTTGGCCTTGCGGGCCTTCTCCTTGAGGAGATTGTCGAGGGCTCCGGGAGTGAGGCGTTTCCTCGACATGGATACACAGAGAGGATCTCCCGGCCCCGCACCGTGAGAGGAGATGCGGAGCTGCATGTAAGACTGGAGGAACTGCTGAGGAAGTTTCCAGATATTGGTGATGATCCGGTTTTCACCGTGCTTTGACTCCACCACCTGGAGCCAGAAGCGGTCTCCGTCCCAGATGCAGTCTTCTACCCTCAGATTGCATATCTCCATACCCCTGAGCCCCCCAAACGCAGCCAGGATGAAGATGACCACGTCACGGAGCCCCTTCTCTGTGAGGATCTCACAGGTCAGGAAGAGCCTGAGGACCTCTTCCTGTGTAAAGGTCTTCACGGCCCGCCTGCCGACACGGGGAAGGGGGATGCGGTCCGCCGGAGAGGACGGGAGGAGCTCCTCATAGACCAGAAAGTCGAAGAAGCGGCGAAGGGCGATGATCTTTGTCCGGCGGGTGGCGTTGATGTTGCCCTGACGAAAGCACCAGTCAAGATATTCCTCGATCTGTCGACGGGTGACGGTCTGAGCCTCTACCGTGTAGGCGTTGCCCTCCAGCCAGGCGCAGAACTCGCGGACTTTCTGGGTGTAGGAGACCAGGGAGGCCTCTTTGAGCCCAACGTGCTGGCGGTAATGCCGCTCGAATCCGGGGACCAGCTCCCTCATGTCCATGTCTCTCCCCCCCGCGCCCCCCCTTTCCCAATCCCGACCCACTCCCTAAAAGAGTCCTTAGGAATCACTCCCAAATTACAGGAGCAACTGGGGAGCGACCTGACCACCCCCGCCCCTATCTTTTGAGGGGGGGTGTCCCTTCCAGCCCTCTCCATCCCGTCCATCCCCATCCTTACCGCACTATTCATTACTTCGTCCCTCCCTAAGTCGTTGATTATCCGTATACCTATATACCCCTTATCGCACTTTTTATATTTATGTGCGATAAAAAAACCCTACTCTAATTCCGTTAAATCCGTCCATTATTGGCACGAACCTTGCCTACTACAATACAGACTCGCCACAGGGAATGACCTTAAAACCTTATCCCTCATAAGTCTTTTCATCCCTTGAAAGGAATAATAGGGAGTGGATAGAACTCTTTTTCTTGTCACCTTTTACGCCTCAAAAGGTACCTTGACCCTTCTTTCAGGGCAACAGGGCCTTCAATCATCCAGCCTTCTCCTGCATAAAAGGCATCCTCCACATAGGCCTTGCTGCTCAAACAGGTCCAAAAATGGCTGATTGAAAGCTCGGACCTGAAGAGGGAAGGTTCCTCAAGACCAGTTATGGCCTGCAAAATCGCCTTGCAAAGCTGCATAGAAAACCCGATAATAGTGACTTCTTCCCTGCGTGGTGATGCGGGTGACACGCTTTTTTGTATTTGTAACTCTTTGAATTTTTTACTATTATTTAAAATGAAGTCCAAAGCCCGACAAATCTGCCAATACTTCTCCTGGTCAATCCTCTCATTAGCAGTCAAATTCATGAAATTATAACCTCCAATTTTTTCCGTGTCACCCGCGTCACCACTTGACTATTATTGTTTAAAATCATATACTTAACCCGTGGTGACACGCTCACACCACCCCTTTCCGTGTCACCAGCGCGTCACCCCGTGTCACCCCCGTGTCACCACCCGTATCACCACTATCAAATCATTGTCAATAAAGGATTTGAGGGTAAAGTGGTGATGTGGTGATGCGTTTTTAGAAAAGTATGCCAGAAACTTTTACAGAGGGAGAAAAAAATAAAAAATGTTACAAAAAGTAACATAAAAACACCCTGTTTCACCCCGACCGACTCTTTTCCAGGAATATTTACTGAGCGTATCACCACGTATCACCACCTACCTGATAATTGTCTTCCTGAACTTCCAGAATTTATACCCTCTGACGATCTTATGGTAGGGCTCTATGCCCTCCTTATAAAGCAGCTCCCATCCGCTCTTGGTCAGCAGTGGCCGGTCATTCTTGAACCTCTCCCCGAACACAGCGGCATTTGGGTAGGGGTTCTTGATCCCGTTGTTCTTGCAGAACCGGTCAAAAGCAGGCACGAGCTCCTTTGAGGTGGTGACAAACTCGATGTGCGCCACGGTGTAATTTTCTCCGCTTGCCTCATCCCGACTCACCTCGGCCTTAGTCTTGACAAGCTCCAGCCCATACTCCGGGTGAGTGTAGCAATAGACCTCCTCGTCATACCCCTGGTGGAAGGCAGGCTGCAGGTCCTTCATCTTCAGCACGTACTCCTGTACCAGCCCATCCAGCAGCTTGATGATGTTGTTGCTTGAGGTCTCCATCTCCTTCGCCTGGGCGTTCTGGTACTCAATCCAGGCCTTCCGGATCTCCTTATCTCCAGTCTCGATGCCGTAGAGGAAATCATCAGGCCCATACAGCGGGATGTACTTCAGCACCTTCTCCAGCATCAGCATCAGCAGCGACAGGTATTCATCCGTCCTGTTTTTGCTGTGGTTCTTGTATTCCTTCTTCAGGATGGTGATGTAGTCCTTCCGTTTCTCCAGATTAGGCAGGATCTCCCGGCTGATGAACTTCAGCATCGCCGAAAGGATCAGGTCCCTCTTTTTCAAGACTTCCCTGATTGCCTCGTCCTCCACAAACCCGTCGGACTTGTACTGACCTGAGAACTCAATGTCATAGGTCCTGTTGATCAGCTCCGCCTTAACAAACGGCTCTATCGCCGTGATCAGCACCAGGGCCTTGGGGCTCTCCTGGATGGTCTCGCTGTCTGTACCCTGGGTGCGCTTTTCCTTGCTGCCCTTCGTGGCGCTCAGGAGGAGGAACTTCAGGATGTTTTTGGTGAAGTCGTCATGCTCCAGGTTGTCGATGATCAGAAGAGGGTTTTGAGCGGCTACCGCATAGGCCGCCGCCGCAGAAGGGTCTCCCAGATGCTCGTTGCCATAGATCAGCAGAGAAAGCAGCCTTGCCGCCGTCGTCTTGCCCGAGGCAGATGCGCCGGAAAACTTCATCAGCGCCATGTAGGGGCTGAAGTCCAGCAGGAAGGCCGAGAACATCCAGAGCAGTATCAGGTATCTCTGCTTTCGATCACAGGTCAGGTTCTCAAACACGAGCTCCTGCAGGGCCTTCATGCCTTCTGCAATGTCAGCGTCGGGCAGGAAGTTCAGCGGCATGATCTTGTTGGAGGACCTTAGCAGCACCCCCTCTTTGTTCAGCCCGTTGGGGATCTCCTCGATCTTGTCCTTGTTGATCTTGATAATGCCGTTGTTCGGGGAGTTCAGGTTGATATAGATGGTGTCGTTCACCCTGTCTGTGCTGATCCAGCTCGCCAGGTCAATCCTCATCCCGGCGTTATAGGCTTCGCTCGCCAGGGATTCCCACACAGACCTCCCCGGCTCCTTCGTGGGCAGTAGGCCCGTCATCTTCTTGATGAGGGCATTGAAGGGCCGGTTACTCCCTATCTCATAGATCTGGTGATGGTACAGCAGAAAGGTGTTCGCCATCCCATCCCGGAAGAACCTTCCATCCCGCCCCAGGTGCTTGAAGATCAGCGAGGCCACATAGTTCGGGTCACAGTCCTTCTTCGGCACGGTCTCGAAGTAGACGGCCAGCTCGTGCCTCAGGTCCTGGTTGGTGTCGATTTGCTCCTCGATCGCCTCCTTGCTGAAGCCCAGGCGCTGTACCTTCTCGACGAAGACCTGCTTCTCCGCCTCCACCATTTCCGCCATGGCAGTGAAGACCTTCCGGACCTTCAGAGCCTTGAGCCTTTCTTCCAGAGTCTCCAGCGTGGCGATCTCGCCGATCTCCCAGGTGAGGTAGTCCACCGCCTCCTCCTGGAGCCGCTTGATCTCCTTCTTCCTGTCTCCCTCGAATCCCCTCAGGTACTCGTCAGGATCCTTGACCTCCTCGGAGTACCGGATGATCCTGATGTTCGTCCGCACCGTGGCGCAGATCAGGCGGACGAAGTTCTTCCCCCCCTTGTCATTGTCCAGCCACAGATATAGCTGCTTTGCTGCACAAAAGGTCTGCAACGCCTTGAGCTGATACTCCGCTGGCTGCCCGATCAGGCCGATCACATGGTCCACCCCGGAGTCCATCACGCTGAGGAGGTCGTTCTCCCCCTCCACCACCAGGACCTCGCCGTACTTGCTCAAGGCCTCCTGGTGGTAAAACCGCCACTCCCGTGACCGCGCCTCGTTGGGCAGCTGGTAACCGAGCTTCTTGCTCGGGTCCTTCATGGTGAAATGCAGGACCCTGCCCCGGTCCATGTGGGGGAAGATAGCCAGCCCCTTCCGGAAGAAGTCCACCAGGTGGGGCCTGCCCTCGCTCTCCTTCTCCTTTCCGAGCCCCGATGCCTTGATCTGCTCATCGGAGAAACCCTTCGCTCTCAGGTGGTCTACCAGTCCGCCCGTTGACCACCCCACCTGCATCCGGCTGATGGTCTCCTCCTGATGGCCGCGTCCCTCCATGAGGTAGCTCTTCCCCCCGTTCAGGGGCACGTTCCCGGTATAGTGTCTAACCGCCTCCAGGAAGATGGTGTCCTTCACCGTCAGGTTCAGCCCTGCCGGGTCCCTTTTCGCAGGCGCCTTCAGCGCGATCCCCGCCTTATCCGCCGCCAGCTTCAGCGCCTCTCCGGCCTCCACCTTAAGGAAAAGCCTGAAAAAATCTATGACATCCCCTGCTTCCGAGCACTGGTGACACTTGAACTGGTCATTATTGCTGCCGTGGAGGGAAAAGCACCCATGCCCCCCACAAAAGGGGCACTCCTCCAGGTGTGCCCCTTTCATGCCGAGCCCCGCCTCCTGGCTGATCACCTCCAGCAGGGAGAGGCGGTCTTTTATTGTTTGAAAATCCGATCCGTTGCCCATGATTTGCCCATCCCCCTTCCTCCTCTATAGTTTCAGAAAACTGCGACCTTCTGTGAGGCCCTACAAGCGGCTATTGAAGGGCGGCCTATACCTTAGCCTGCCTCAATCGTGGGGGAATGTGCGCCTCTCCCCACTTTGGTATAGGCGAGCCCTCTCTCGTAGACCAGAGCCTCCAGCAGGATCAGGTAGTTGATGGAATCCCCGATCTTCTCACTCCATTGGCACATGGGGTGCAGAGTCTCTGTTCCTCTTAATGCGGCTTCCGGGGTAATCCCCTGGAAGGTAGCTGCTGTTTTA